GAATAAGTAGAGCTGAGTATTTAAACATATCAAAAAAATCTACTTCTGCTTCACCTACACAGTATTACGTGGAGAGAACAATAACTCCTAAATTGTATGTCTATGCAACTCCAGATTCAGCAGATACCTTTAAATATTATGCAATGACTAGAATTGCAGATGCTGGAACTTATACACAAAACCCAGAAGTGCCTTTTAGATTTTTTCCTTGTTTAGTATCAGGACTTTCATATTACATAGCCATGAAAAAAGCACCTGACAGAATACAACTTTTAAAACAAGTATATGAAGATGAGTGGCAAAGAGCCTCTGCCGAAGATAGCACTAGGTCTAGTATAAAAATAGTTCCTGATGTGGGAGTAATGTAATGGCAACAGCAAAAGGAAAATACGCAAAAGCAATATCTGATCGCAGTGGATTTGCTTTTCCTTATAATGAAATGATTGAAGAGCATGATGGAGTGTTAGTTCATAAATCTGAATTTGAACCAGAACATCCTCAAGAAGACAATCCTTCTACACATAGGGCTGATGCAGAAGCATTGAAAAACGCTAGGTCAGATAGATCAGAGCCAGTAGAAGTTTTAGTAGGAACAAAAACTTTTTTTGATCAAAACAATACAATGGTTCCACAAAAACAAAATGAAATTATTTTTTCTGCTAAAGTAAATGCAGTAACAGTGAGTATATCATGACAACATACACAGAATTAACACAACAAATATTAGACTATACTGAAGTAAGCACCGATGTTTTAACATCTACAATAACAAATGATTTTATCGAACACGCTGAAAACAGAATTTTTAGAGACGTTGATTTAGATGTTTTTAAATCAAATCAATCTGCAAATTTAACATCTAGTAATGCTTTTGTATCTTTACCTGGTGGATCTTCACCAACATTAGAATCTTTAGGCACTATTAGAACTATGCATATTTTTCCAGCTTCAGGAACACCAACAAGAACAATGTTGGAACAAAGAGATGTATCTTTTATTACTGAATACGCTCCAGATAGAACTGCAACTGGAACTCCTGTTTATTGGGCATGGTGGGATCATAACTCATTAATAGTTGCACCTACACCAGATTCTGCTTATAATGTCGAATTAGGAATAACAAGATTACCAACAAGGTTGTCTAGTACAAACGCAACATCTTGGCTAGGCGATAATGCTCCAAGTGCTTTATTGTACGGATGCCTTGCCGAAGCCTTTAAATATTTAAAGGGTCCAGCAGAAATGCTGCAATTATACGAACAATCATATCAACGTGCTATTCAAGAGTTAGCTGTAGAGCAACAAGGAAGGCATCGTAGAGATGAGTATATGCAGGGAGCTATTAGGCTACCTATTAAATCAACAAGTCCATAAGGAGGATTAAAAAATGTCGATTACACAAGCTGTGTGCACAAGTTTTAAACAAGAGCTTTTAACTGGCACTCATAACTTTACAGCAACAACAGGTGACACATTTAAAATAGCCCTGTATACGAGTTCTGCAAGTTTAGACGCAAGCACTACTGCTTTCAGCACATCAAATGAAGTTTCTAATTCAGGAACATATTCATCTGGTGGAGGAACATTAACAAGCGTAACACCTACTACATCTGGTACAACTGCTATTTGTGATTTTGCGGATATATCTTTTACATCAGCAACAATTACAGCAAGAGGAGCTTTAATTTATAACAGCTCTGATTCAAACAAAGCAGTAGCAGTGTTAGATTTTGGTGGAGATAAGACATCTACAAGTGGTACGTTTACAATTCAGTTTCCAACTGCTGACGCAAGTAATGCTATATTAAGATTAGCATAGGAGAAAATTTAAATGGCATTAGTCATTAATGATAGAGTAAAGGAAACAACTACTACCACCGGCACAGGTGCTGTATCTCTTGCAGGTGCAGTTACTGGTTTTGAAACTTTTGCAGCTGGCATTGGTAATTCAAATACAGTTTACTATTGTATTGCACATCAAGACCAGGCTGAGTTTGAAGTTGGCCTTGGAACTTTGGACGGAGACAGTTCAGATTTAACAAGAACAACTGTTATATCTAGTTCTAATAGTGATAGTGCAGTAAACTTTAGTTCAGGCACCAAAGATGTTTTTTGTACTCTACCTGCAAGTAAATTAATATTTGAAGATGGAAGTAATAATGTAGCTTTTGGTGGAGCTATAACAGGTGTTACAAATCTTACAGCTTCAGGTGAATTAGATGCTGCTACCTTAGACATATCTGGTAATGCAGACATTGATGGAACTCTTGAAGCAGATGCTATAACTGTAGATGGTACATCTTTAGCTGAAGTAATTTCAGATACAACAGGTGCTATGTTTAGTAGTAATACTGAAACAGGAATTACTGTTACTTACCAAGATGCAGACAATACTATAGATTTAGCTCTTAGTGCAGCTCAGACTACAATTACATCAATTTTAGCTACTGATTTAAAAATTGGTGAAGATGATCAAACAAAAATAGATTTTGAAACTGCGGATGAAATACATTTTTATGCTGCAAATGCAGAACAAGTATTTGTGTCAGATGGAGTGTTTGGCCCTCAAACAGACAGTGATGTTGATTTAGGAACTAATTCAGTAAGATTTAAAGATGCTTATGTTGATTCTGTGACAGTCACAGGTGATGTGAGTGTCGGAGATGATTTAACAGTTGAAGGCGGAGTTATAGATTTAAAAAATACAGGAGCACAATCTCAATTACGACTTTACTGTGAGTCTTCAAACGCACACTATGCAGCTCTTCAAGCACCAGCACACTCAGCTTTTTCTGGTAACACAACATTAACATTACCCGCAACAACAGATACAATTGCAGGTATTGCATCAACACAAACTTTAACAAACAAATCAATAGATTCAGATAACAATACAATTACAAACATTGTAAATGCAGACATTAAATCAAGTGCTGCAATTGCAGATTCAAAATTAGCTACAATATCTACAGCAGGTAAAGTAGCACTAACAGCATTAGAGATTGATGGTGGATCTGACATAGGTGCAGATTTAACAACATCAGATTTAATAATTGTGGATGATGGTGCGGGTGGTACAAATCGTAAAGCAGCATTGTCTAGAGTAGTAACATTAATGTCAGCACAAGGATTTTCTCAAGAAGATCCCACCGCACTGGCAATAGCATTAGGATAGGAGGGTAAATGGCAAATACTTTTAAATTAGTAACAAAAGCAAATGTAACAACTGCTGATGTCATCTATACAGTGGCTGGTTCTACAACAACTGTAGTTCTTGGTATTATGATAGGTAACACAACAACCAGTCAAATTACAGCTACAATTAGTTTAGCTTCAGATACCTCTAACAGATCAGGAGCAAACAACGAGGCCAACCAAACAGTTGAGTTAGTAACTAATGCGCCTATTCCTGTTGGTGGTACACTTGAGTTAATGGCTGGTAATAAACTAACTATGGAAGCCACAGACACATTGTCTTTGACAGCAAGTGGATCAGCAGATATAGCTATATCAATTATGGAGATAACCTAGAATGGCATACGTTGGTACACCCATAGATACACAAAACCAATTTCAGTCTTTACAAGGTAAAAGGTTTAGTGGTGATGCTAGTACAACAGCATTTACATTAGACATTGCACCGAGTTCAGTATTTGACATAGAAGTTTTTGTAGAAAATGTTAGACAGGACCCAAACTCTGCATATGGCATAAGCGGGACTACCCTTACATTTACTGGAGCACCTCCCTCTGGTACAAATAATATTTATGTAGTTCATCAAGCAAAGGCTGTAGGAACTATTGATGTTCCTGCTAGTGGTGTCGTACCTGCAAGTTTAGCAAGTAATATTATATCAGGGCAAACAGAATTAGCTGCAACTCCTGCTGATACAGATGAACTTTTAATATCTGATGCAGGAACAATAAAAAGAATAGATTTTAGTCACATAAAAGGGCAAGGAAAAATTGGTCAAGTTTTATCTACAACTAAAACAGACACATTTTCTGGAAGTGCTGGTGGAGGTGCATATGTTGATGTCACTGGATTATCAGTTGCAATAACTCCGTCTGCCACTTCAA